ACCGCCGAGTACCTCGCTGTCCGACTCGATGTAGAGGTGGTCTGGTAATGCCTACGAGCTCGATGGATTCTCGTGTCGCGGTCGGTCTGTTGAACGCGTCGGGCTATGCCCGCGGGTTCTCGGTGACGTCAACGATGGAAGCGCTGGACGTGACGACGCTGGTCGATCGGTCGAAGGCGTTCATCGTCGGCCAGAACGATTCGACGGCGTCGATCGACATGCTGCTCGACACCGTCGGCACGGCAAACCTCCAGTACGACGCCTTGCAGGACATGAAGGGCGCTGGCGCGTTCCCGATGACGCTGGGTGTTGAGGGCTTCACGGCGCTTGACCCGGTCGTGATGCTCAACGGGCACTTCACGAACATCACGCATTCGTCGACGAACGCTGATGTGGTGACCGCTTCGGCGGCGTCGCAGTCGACCGGCAACACCGACCTGGGCGTTGCGCTCGAGGACTTCACCGCTGTCACCGCTGACGGCAACGGCACGGCTCGCGATCTGACGGCGGCGTCGTCCGCTGGCGGTGTCGCCCACCTTCATGTGACGGCGTTCTCCGGGTTGACGAACAACGTCGTGACGATCGAGCACAGCGTTGACGGGTCGACGTCTTGGTCGACGCTGGTGACGTTTGCGACGTACACCGGTGTCACTTCTGAGCGGGTCGAGGTTGCTGCTGGCACCACGATTCGCCGCTATCTGCGTGTCGTGGACAACGTCACCGGAACCGGCAGCACCACGCGTGCGGTCTTCTTCGCTCGTCGCTGAGCATCTGATCCCCTTCCCCCAAGGAGAACCCCATGGCCTTTCGCGCCGGTACTACCACCTTCCTTCTCATCGACGGCGTCAACGGCGCCGGCACGAACGTGTCGGCCTACGCCGACAACACGTCGTGGCAGCAGTCGGTCGAAACGCTTGACGTGTCGGCGTTCGGCACTGCTGCCAAGGCGTTCATCAACGGTCTGACCGACGGTGACACCATCACGATCTCGGGCCCGTACGACAAGGCGATGTATTCGCTGCTCGTCGGCGTGAAGGCCGCACAGTCGGCCGGGTCGGCCACGTCGACGTTCATGTGGGGCCCTGGTGGTTCCGTGTCGGGCGAGGCGAAGGTCAGCGCCGAGACGTGGGTGACTTCGGTCGGCCTGTCAACGAGCGTCGGCGGTCGTGTCGATCTGTCGGCGAGCCTTCAGGTCACGGGAGCCGTCACCGCAACGACGTGGTGATCGGTGGCTACCAGCCCTGATCTGGCGGCGTTCGCGCTCAAGGTGCAGCGCATCGAGAAAGAGTTGTCGGACGACAGCCTGATGCGTGCCGTCGGTTTGAAGGGCAAGCAGATCGGCAACTCGGCGATTCAGTCGGGGGCCGGTGGCGACCTTGCCCTGTCGAACTGGCGGCGCGGTCGGCCGATCAACCTCGGTGTCAGGTTCGACAATGTGAACCCGTCGACGTTGGAGATCGGCCCTCGCCCTCGAGCGCGTGGTGCGGTGAAGGTGCTGAACGAGGGCCGCAAGGCTGGCACGTCTCGCCGCGGCCGTCCGGTGTCGGCGTCTCGCGGTAAGGGCTCGTGGGACAAGGCGTCTACAGAGATGGAGCGCGAGCTCCCCGACGTGGCCCGCAAGCACACGAGCAAAGTGCTTCGCAAGCACTTCGGTTGAACGAGGAGGACACGTGGCGCTTACGGAAAAGATCCGCGTACTCTTCGAGGTCGACGACAAGGGCTCGTTCGGCAAGCTGAAGAAGGACATCAACGACGCAGAGGGCGCCACTGGCAAGTTGAAGGCTGGCACCAAGGGTCTCGGCGACATGCTGAAGCAGAACGCTGCACCGGCTGCGATCGCCGCGGGTGCCGCCCTGGTGGCGTTCGGCGTGAAGGCCGTCAACGCGTTTCAGGATGCAGCACTCGGCGCCGGCAAGTTTGCCGATGCGACGGGCCTCGCGGTGGAGGACGCATCGCGCTGGATCGAGGTGGCCGGCGACCTCGGCATCGAGGCTGGGACGATTCAGGGTGCGTTCCAGAAGCTGAACAAGTCGATTGCTGACGGCAAGCCCGCACTGTCGGAGTACGGCGTCGAGATCGTCAAGACCAAAGACGGCATTGTCGACGCGAACGCCACCTTCATCAACGCGGCCACGACGATTGGCGCGATCGAGGATCCGACGAAGCGCGCGAAGGCCGCGCAGGAGTTGTTCGGCAAGAGCTACGGCGAAGTCGCCGAACTGCTCGAGATGTCGGCGAACGACGTCAAGGTCGCACTTGAGGGTGTGTCTGACGCGAAGATCATCAGCGAGGAAGAACTCCAGCGTGCCCGCAAGTACCGGGCGCGGATGGATGAGCTGAACGACAAGCTGCAAGATTTGTCGATCACCGTTGGCGGTCGGCTTGCTGACGACTTCGTCTACGCAGCCGAGAACGCCCAGATCTTGGCCGATGCTGTCGGCAAGATTCCCGGCGGTGGGCCGCTCGGGGAGTTCCTGTTCGGTCCCTCTGGTGAAGATCGCGAGAACGTTCGCAACTGGCTGCTGGACGTGACCGGCATTGTGGAAGCGTATGGCGGCGCCGTCGGCGACACTTGGGAAAAATCGGACAAGGCCGCCAAGGGCACAACCGACTTCTACCGTGAGCTTCAGAAACTGAACGAAGAAGCCGACCTCACCGAGGGCAAGTTCGATGACGTCAAGGATGCAGCCGCCGAGCTTGGCACTGCCTACGACAAGCTCAAGGGCAAGTTCGACAACAAGCAGGCGTGGCAGAACGCGCAGGACGCTGTCGGCGACTTGATGACGGTCATGGCCGATTCGGAGTCAACGTGGCGCGACCTCGAAACGGCAGCAGATGACGCAGCGCTGGCGTACGCGGACTTCATCATGCAGTCCGAGGACATCCCCGACGAAACCAAGTCCATCCTCATCACCGAACTGGATCAAGGCAACCTTGACATGGTGCGCGCCTTCGTCGACACCATGCAAAAGGGTTTCATTGTCCCGCTGATCCCCGAAATCCGCGACTCCAAAGGCACAGTGAATGCGCTCGGCTCGTACGGCCGTTACGTGCCTGGCGGGACAAACGTGCGTGGTGCCACGGGCGGCATCGTGACTCGTCCGACGATGGCGCTGATCGGCGAGGCCGGACCAGAGGCGGTCGTACCGTTGAACCGCACGCCCGGGTCGTCGCCGTTGCCTGGCGGCATGGGTGGCGGCGGCAACACGATCAACATCAACACCGCTGCCGATCCGAACAGTGTGATCGCCGCGATCAAGCAGTACGAGCGGCTCAACGGCAAGGGCTGGCGGTCGTGACGATCAGCTTCGGTTCGGCCTACCCGGACCTGACGCTCACCGTCAACTTCTCGGGCTCCACGTGGACCGACATCTCGGCCTACGTGCGGTCGTGCGACACGAACCGTCCGAGCTCAGACGAGACGGGCCGCTACTCGCCGGGTACGGCGACGATCGTGCTTGACAACCGTGACGGCCGGTTCACTCCGGCGAACCTGTCGGGTCCGTACGTGTCGGGCGGTGTGTCGCAGGTGTTGCCGGAGATCGGCGTGCGCCTGAAGGCGACGTGGTCAAGCGTTGACTACAACCTGTTCTGCGGCATCGTGGAGGACTGGCAGGACGAGTTCCCCGAGTTGGGCTACGACGCCGTCACGGTGCTGACCGTCATTGACCGGTCGTCGTTGGTCGCGCAGTGGAACGGGTCGTCGGTGACTGCGGTCGGCGACGGCGAACGGTCAAACCTAAGGGTCGGCCGCATCCTTGACGCTGCCGGGTTCTCGGCGTCGATGCGTTCGCTTGACACGGGCGACTCGTACCTGCAAGCCACCGACCTCGAGGGCAACGGGCTTGACCAGTTGCATGAGGTGGTCGACTCCGAGGGTGGTGCCGTCTGGTACGAGCCGTTGGCGGTCGGCCTGGACGGTGGGTTGCGGTTCCTGAGCCGTTCCGGTCGGGTGACGCAGTCTCGCTACAACACCTCGCAGACGACGTTCTCGGCTGCGTCGGTTGGGTTTCGCGATCCGGTGGTGTCGTCGGCGCGACAGTTCATCGTTCGTCAGACTGCGTACACGCGCACGGGTGGCGTCGAGCAGGTGTCCGGTTCGGGCGTGCCGCGACGGACCAAGGCGGATCTTGTAAATGTCGACGACAACACGGTGCTGGCGCTCGCGCAGCTGGCGGTCGCGATCGGTTCGCCGGCCGACAACTACCGAGTGCGTGGCGTGTCGTGCGATCCGGTCAACGGTCAGACGTGGGCGTCGCTGCTCGACCTCGGAATGCAGGACCGATGCACGGTGACCGTTGTGCCGCCGGTGTCGGGTGCGTCGATCAGCCGTCAGGTGTTCGTTGACGGCATCGCCCACCACATCCGCCCGCAGCAATGGTCGATCGACTTCGCGTTTCAATCGGCCGCGGCGTGGACCGGGTTCTCTGCGTCGGTGTGGGACACCGGGGTGTGGGATACGGCGAAGTGGTTCTACTGAGATGGAGATCGTTGTCGTGGTGCATCTGATCGCTGAGGCGTCGTCGCCTGGTGCTGGTGGCATGTGGCGGTGGGCTGTCCATGTCGGCCGCGACTTCGGTGATGCCGAGTCGTGCCTGAATGCCGGCGCCGAGGATGAGCAGTGGCTCGCCGAGTTGCGCGGCCAAGCCGTCGCAGTCGCTGCGGCGAAGGTCGCTGAGTGGTGCGGTGCGCTCGAGCTCACCGACGAACCAACGACTGTCGTGCTCGATCACGACCCGTGTGGGCCTGCGTGGCCGTTGCTTCGAGTGGAGGACTTCTAGATGGCTGCACGTTCAACGCTCACCGTCACGAGTGGCACAACGATCACGAGCGCGTGGGGCAACTCGGTGCGCGACCACGCCGTGCCGTACACGACATCGAACGACGTCACGACCGAGGGCATGTTGGCGGTCAACACGTCGACTGATCAGTTGGTGATCCACAACGGGTCAGCGGCGGTGCAGTTCGGCACCTACGGGACGCCGACCACGTGGACAGGTACGCCGACGCAGACCGGGTTCGCCGGATCATGGGCTTCGACCGATTGTTTCTATACCCGTTTTGGTCGGCTGATTGTTGGCGTTGGTCAAATCGACATCCTGACTGGCGCCGGCACGGCTGGGAACGGCATCTCCCTCGTGACCAACCTGCCGGTCCCGGCTATCACGCTTCAATCTGTCGGGGCGTTCCGTTATCACGATTCAGGGTCAACGTACTACGCCGGAACGATCACCCTGAACACGTCCGGCGGGTTCGGTTTTGCAGTTTCGGGCAACGCCAGCGGCTTCGGTGTATCGCCGTCAGTCGGCCTTGCCTCTGGCGATCAGTTCTTTGTGCAGTTCTCCTACTTCGCCGCGTCGGCGACCTGATCGGAGCCAACCAATGTTTCGCACTCTCCCTCTTGTCGCGCTCGTCGTCGCTGTGACGGCATGTGATCCGACGCCTGCCGAGGATGACCGCAAGTACTGCGATGTTGTCGCGACCGAGGTGCAAGGCGGCACGACCGGAACCGGCGTGGACATCGACGGCGACGGCTGGCTGACGATCTGCTTGCGCGCTGACATCGTGACGTTGACGACTGAGCCCTGATGGCTGCCTGGTCCGAGATTCGCAAGCCGCTCACCTACCCGGCCGGCGTCGACTTCAAGAGCAACGGTCTGCTGCGCGCCGACCAGTTGCGTAACAGCATGGCGCCCGGTCACGGGTTCGTCGCGTTGCATCCGTTGGCGTCGCGTGCGTTTGATGTGTTGCAGTTCAACTGTTGGAACGAGACGGGCCAGCAGCTCACCGTCGTGTCGTTGGCCGACGGATACCGGAACCTGCAACGCCAGGAGACGACGTTCTACGCCCGGTACGTCGACAAGTACAACCCGGTCACCTGCACCCAGTCGACGAAGTTCTGGCAGGGCAAGACGTGGTGGTTGAAGCGTGGCAACGCGATGGCCGCCGTCCCCGGCACGTCGAACCACGGCTGGGGTCTGGCGTTCGATGCGGCGTGGTGGGTGCAGACACCGTCGGGCTGGAAGATTCAGGCGGTCGGCACGAACCGTTGGGCGTTCGCCTGGCTGGAGGCCAACGCGCTCGACCACGGGTTCGCCTGGAACAACCGCACGGAGAACTGGCACCTCGAGTACGTTGACGGCGACGCCATCCCTGAGCGTGTCACGAACCTCGAGCGACTGTTCGGGATCGTCGCATGACCGCCCTGAGCGAAAACCTGTCGGTCGCCCTGATCGCCGTGTTGGGCACGACGATTCCGGCGCTGCTCGGCCTGCTCGGCATCTACGTGCAGAACCGGCGCCTGTCGAACGTGCAGCGCGACGACCATGCGAACACGGCGAAGAAGGTCGACGACCTCGTGATCGGCCAGGCCGAGATCAAGGCCGACATTCGCGACGTCAAGGACGAGGTCCGCTCGCACGGTGACCGGCTGCGCTCGCTCGAGCACTGGAACGTCACACAGGACGAGACGACGGCGATCGTCCAGTCGAACGCCCGCAAGTTGTCAGCCATCAACAAGGAGAACAAGCCACATGCTTCGTGACCTCATCCCCGCCAAGTACCGCAAAGCCGTCTACTCGGTGCTCGCCACGGCGTTCGCGTTGGAGGGCATCTTCGACGTGGTGCCCGAGGGCGCACAGTCGAAGATCCTGGCGGCGCTCGCCGTGCTCGGCTTCTCGTTGGCGACGTCGAACACGAACAAGACCGACGAGGGAGTCTGACTCATGGCCCTGAAAATGTCTGCCGCCGTCCGCAACGCCATGCTGGACGCCATCACTGCACAGGTCGGTACGACCGCAAAGCTGCGGATCTACTCGGGGTCGCGCCCGGCCAACGTCGCAGCGTCGATCACTGGCACGCTGCTCGCCGAGCTGACCTGTAACGCCACGTTCGCCCCTGCGGCGTCCGGTGGCGTGCTGACGCTCAACTCGATCACGTCCGACACGTCGGCTGATGCGACCGGTACGGCGTCGCACTTCCGTCTGTGGAACTCGGCCGGCAACGTGGCGATGGTCGACGGCGACGTCGGCACATCCGGGTCCGACCTGAACCTCAATACCGTCTCACTGGTCAGCGGCGCGACGGTAGCCGTCACGTCGTTCACCGTGACCGCCGGCAACGCCTGATCGACAAGGAGCATCACTCATGGCATACACAGACGTTGACACCGCATTTCTCGCCACGAAGGCGTCAGGCGACCTCAAGGGACGCGTCGAAGCCGCGCTGCTTCGCCGTGCAATCACTCGCATCCCGTCGGTTGTCGCGAACGACGACCAAAAAGAGTTGGCCGCTCATCGGGCGATCGTCGACGGCAGCTACCCGCAGTCGTGGGTGAAGCTCGTCGTGTCGCTGCTCGACACAGCGAACCAACTCGCCGCACCGACCGACGCGAACATCGACGCCCAGTGCGCGACGGCGCTTGATCGCATCCTCAAGACGAGGAGCTGACCCGTGGCCGTCACGAAGCACAAGAGCTATACCGCGGCGATCGCTTCGGCGCTCACGACCGACCTGAACAGCCTCGCCAACGGCAGCGCGTCGGCAGCGTCGGCAGCGCTGGACAACACGTCCAACCTCGACCTGTACCACGACCTCACGCTGACCGTCGCGGCGCAGGGTTCTGCCCGTTCGGCTGGTGCGACGGTGTCGGTCTATCTGGTGATGGCGCTCGACGGCACGAACTACGACGACGCGAACGCGTCGACAGCTGAGCTTGTTGCAGTGTTCTCGCTCGACGCGGCGACCACGGCCCGCCAGGCGACCCGTCGTGACGTGCCCGTGCCGCCCGGCCTGTTCAAGTACTTCGTCGTGAACAACACCGGTCAGGCGTTCGCAGCCTCGGGTTCGCTGCTCGAGTTCCGGGCGCACTCGATCGAGACGGCCTGATGTCGGCGCCGGCCATCGGGCTGCGGCCTCGGTTCGCCCCACCCCTCGCAACTGCGAAGGTCGACTGGTCTCACCCGTTGGCTCAGGGTTTGGTCGGGTACTGGCTGGCGCGTAGCGATGGATTCGTGAACCTGTGTGGCGGTCCCGACCTGCTCGCCGGTGCTGCCGCCACACGATCGATCCGTCTCTCGACGTCATTCGGTCACGCGAACGGCATGGACACCTCATCCCGATCGGTTCCGTCTTACTCGCTGTCGGCTCCGACGAACCTTCAACTGACCGACCGGGTGTCGTTGATGTGGGCCGGGAATGTGGGCACCGGCAACACCAACAACTGTCGCCTCTTGTCGATGGAGTTCAACTCAACTTCATCCACGCCCTTCGTG